TTTACCTGATTTTTCAACAGGAATTAAAATGTGTAAGGTTAATGATTTAACAATAGGTACAGCAGGTACTTCGTTGAAATATAAAATATCTTTTGCTAACCAATCATTAGGTTCTAAAGAAGCTAGAATTAGAGGTGTTTCACTTCAATACTAATGGCTAGAAAAAAGGTTTCACCTAAACAGTTTGCTGAAATGGCTACTGGGGTTAGACTTTCGTCACACGAAAAATTATGTGCTGAAAGAATGAAGCAAATACAAGAAAGTATTAAAGAATTAAGTAAAGAAGTTAAAAATTTACGACAAGATGTATCTATGGGAAAAGGTGGAATAAAAGTTATTCTAGCTATAGGGACATTAATTGTGGGAATTATAGGATTTCTTCAAATTAAATAATGTTTAAAATTACTGCGTTGCTTTGTGTAATGGCAGTAAATGGACAGGATTTATGTTTAGAAGGTGACATTCCTTTAGCACAACCCATTAACAGTGAAAGACAGTGCTACGAGACAATCCATAATATTACAATGGTAACTATCGAAGAATTTAACAGAAGAAATATACATTTAGGAATGAAATGTATTCAACTAGGAGAACAAGCATGATAATATATGAATACACACCAAAAACATGGTTAAACAAAGCAAAAATCTATTGGCAAAATACAAATAAAAAACTTTTTACAGCATTTGTAGTTTGGTCAGTAATTCTATGGGTAATTTAATATGTGGTTTGCATTATTAAAAAACCCTTTAACAAAAATTATAGCAGAAAAAACATTTGGAGCAATTTCTCACAAATTACAAAAAGATAAAATTATTAGAGAAAAAGAACTAGATGCGGCTTCTCAAATTTCTATAGAACAAGTTAAACAACAAGAACATTCGTGGAAAGACGAATGGTTATGTTTATTTTTTACAGCTTTAATGGGTATGCACTTTGTACCATACTTTCAAGAAACAATGCAACGTGGTTGGGAAATATTACAAACTGCTGACCCAATGTTCTTTTACATTATTCTAACAATAGTTGGTGCATCATTTGGTGTAACTACTATGAACAAACTTAAAAAGAAATGATAGATAAATTTGCTTTTTTTATTTTTGGTTTATTGGATAAATATTGTGAATTTTTAGATAAAACTTTTTTTCCTAAATCAAAAAAATGTAAATGCAGTGGAAAGTGTAAGTGTAAATGAAAATATCAGAAAATACTAGCGTTGCTATGCCAGTAAAAAACATGGTTGGTATTATAGTTGCAGTAGCTATGGGTGTCTTTGCATACACAGAAGTAACTGCAAGATTAACTTCATTAGAAACATCAAGAGAACTATTCCAAGCAGACTTACTTAAAAAAAGTCATCAGAAACCAGTTGACCAAGAACAGTTCATGTTAATTGAAAGTTTGTTTGAAGATGTAGAAAAGTTAATTAAAAATCAAGAACAAAACATGACTAACAAAGTCAATATAGAATTTTTAAGAAAACAATTAGAAAAAACACTAGCTGATGTAGAAAATCTTAAAGACAAAGTTAGAAAGAATGGGAACGGACATTAATGATTGAAACTGCGGTAGCTTTATTATTATTTGTAGGCGGTGAGATTAAAGAACACCGAATACAAGATAGTATGTCTACATGCTTAAAAAGAAAGCGTGTAGCTGAAAGAGCTGAACAAGCATCAACATCATACAAATGCCTTTCTTCAAAAATGGAACTAGAAATAAATTTAGATGGTTCTAAATCAGTTAAGAAAATAATATTAGATTAATGGCTAAAAAGAAGGACACAGTATTTGTCAGAGAAAAGCCAAAGAAAAGAAAAGGAAGACATGCCAAAAGTTACAGCAAACGAACACCCCGAAGAAAAGTTAAATACAGAGGACAAGGACGTTAGTTTAGAAACAGTTATAAAAGAGTTACCACAATTATTGGTAAACCATGCTTACAAAAAACTGAAATCAGGAGAAGACTTAACAGCTTCCGAAATGAAAGTTTGTTTAGATGTTTGTAAAGCATATTCTAAAGAACCTATTACTAAAAAAGAACATAATATTTTAGACGAAGTCCCATTTGATGATGGACAAAAGAATTAAAAACTTTAAAAATTTTTTATATCTGTGTTGGAAACATTTAAATTTACCACAACCAACACCGATACAATACGATATTGCGGATTACTTACAGTCTGACGAAAAAAGACTTGTAATAGAAGCATTTAGAGGCGTAGGTAAATCTTGGATTACCTCTGCTTTTGTCTGTCATCAATTACTTCTTAATCCTCAAAAAAATATTTTGGTAGTATCAGCAAGTAAAACTAGAGCTGATGACTTTAGTACATTTACACAAAGACTAATTGCTGAAATGCCAATGTTACAACATTTAATACCTAGAGATAGTCAAAGACATTCTAAAGTATCATTTGATGTAGCTCCTGCTACAGCCAGTCACGCACCCTCTGTGAAGTCTATGGGTATAACTGGTCAGTTAACAGGTAGTAGAGCAGACATCATTATTGCTGATGACGTTGAGAGTGCTAATAACTCCCAGACACAGCTTATGAGAGACAGATTGTCAGAGACAGTCAAAGAGTTTGATGCCATTATTAAACCTAATACTGGTAGAATTATATTTTTAGGAACTCCTCAAAATGAGATGTCATTATACAACTCATTAGAAGAAAGAGGTTTTAAGACAAAAATTTGGACTGCACTTGTACCCAATCAAACACAAAAAATTAGTTATGGGGACAAACTAGCAGACATTATAGTTGGTACTGAAGGTGAACCCACAGACCCCAAAAGGTTTGACGCAGTAGACCTTATGGAAAGACTATCATCTTATGGTCGTTCTGGTTTTAACTTACAATTTATGTTGGACACAAGTTTGTCTGATGCAAATAGATACCCTCTAAAGTTAAATGATTTAATTGTAGCTTCAGGTTGCTCCACATGGAAAGAAGCACCTGCAAAGATACAATGGGCTTCGTCACCAGAGCAAATGAAAGCTATAGACCCTGATATTCCCAATGTGGGACTTAAAGGTGATTATTTTGTAGCTCCTATGATGATGAGTGAAGAATTTACTAAATTTGAAGGCACAGTGATGTCTATTGACCCATCAGGTCGTGGAGAAGATAAGACAGCCTATGCAGTGCTTAAAATGCTTCATGGAGTGCTTTATCTGACCTCTGTAGGCTCATTAGAAGGTGGTTACAGTGATGACACTATGGCAAGACTATCTAATATCGCAAGGAAGCATGATGTAAACTATGTGGTCATTGAGAGTAACTTTGGTGATGGTATGGCAACTCAGTTGTTAAAACCTATCATGGCAAAGATACACGCATGTGAAATAGAAGAAGTAAGACACAATACACAAAAAGAGAAAAGAATAATAGATACCCTAGAACCACTTATGAATAGCCATAGGTTAGTTATAGATGATTTGTTAATTCACGAAGATTTTAAGAATGAGCCAGACCATCAGTTGTTTAGACAGATGACTAGGCTTACTAGAGACAAAGGGTCGTTAAGACATGATGATGCTATAGACGCATTAGCAATGGCGGCTAAATATTGGGTAGACCGATTGGATAGAGACCAAACTCTTTCCTATAATCAACACAAAGAAGAACTGTTAGACCAAGAATTAGAAAAATTCATGGAACATAACATTGGAAGGAAACAAGAGAAAGACAGATGGATATAGAACAAACTAAAGAAGCTATTAAGAAAGAAGAAGGTTTCCGTATGGAAACTTATCATTGTACCGAAGGTCATCTTACAGGTGGCTATGGTCATAAAATGTTAGATGGTGAAGTACCACCTAAAGACAAAGCAGGGTGGGACGCCTTGTTTGATAAAGATTTTAATGTTGCACTTAATGGTGCAGAAGAATTACTACAGATGTGTCCTAACATACATCAGACTGCCAAGCATTTGGTTGTCGAAATGGTGTACCAAATGGGTGCTTATGGGGTGTCCAAGTTTAAGGGTATGCTCAAAGCACTACAAGAAGAGGACTATAAGACTGCCAGTGTGGAAATGCTAGATAGTAGATGGGCAAAGCAAACTCCCAATCGTGCTAATCGTATGGCAGAACGCATGGCAAATATTTAATAAAAAATTCTGTGGGGGTATTCGTATATACGAGACGGCGAGTTTCCCCCATGCCACGCCATAAAATCCACAGGAAACGCCTAGAATATATACAGTATGCGGATTTTTTTGTGTATAAGGACAGCATATCCTTTGCACACCGGCGGACTTTTTAAATGTTTTTGCGTGTGTGAGAGATAGTCTGTTTTTTT